GATGCTTGACAAACCTGGATGGCATCTTAGAGAAATCTCTAAACATGCGCGTTTTTTTCACTGTCGATTTTGGCATCTCAATTATGTTGTATCTTTGATACAAACGAATTTACATCATGAGCCCTAACGACACCCTCTTCTTTGCTGAAATGTATTCTCTCGTTAAGAAGATGGAGGAGACTATAGATGAGTTTGACATGAAAGATCGGACGCTAGCGTCTATCGTAGTAGGCGTTCTCGACCTGGACGCCATCGAAGCGGGTGCGGAAGAGGCAGAGATGAAGACCATGTACAGCTTTAGCCTTCAAAGCAGGCAAGAGCTTGACACCATGAAGACCATCATGGACAATGCATACTCTGACGATGATGAAGATCTCGAAGACCTCCTTGGGAGCCTGGGTATATCATTAAACTAATGGAAGGACTTATTAGAAAAATTGTGGTCGGAAAGGACCCCAAGAACGGCATGGCCTATTATGTGGGTATGCGAGCAGGCAGCGGAGAGGTATCAGCTATCGTAGAAGACGATAGACATCTCCATAAATTTGGAAAGCAGAGATATCTTATCTACATTGAAAACGAAGACGGTACCATGCTATGGAAAAGCATAGACGAGATGTCTTGTGTTTTAGAATATGATCTAAACTTCTGATGACTAGAGAAAATCTTTCTACAGCTGGAAATGAATTTGTGCTCCCAAACGGGAGACGATATACTGGCAAGTATCACATTCATGTTTCAAAAGGCGCTATGGTAGGCGCGACTCATTCTGAGAAGAAACACGACTCTCTAAGGGCGCTGACTATTGCGGTTCACGAAAAGGTAAAATCAATACAGGTTGAACTAAAGGCAGCTCAACAGCACGAAGAAAAAATAAAACCCAATAATCAACGGCGTACTCCACGTGTTGCTTCGACACCCACGCCAAGACGAACTGCAAGGAGAACTACAAGGCAGGCTCCAACACCTACGCCAACACCTACGCCAACACCGTCTTCGGGCGGCGGTGGAGGAGGAGGCTACTAAAATTTAATTAATGAGAACATTTGACTTGTTTATCGTAGAACTAAAAAAAGCGATAAACGACACAATTACAACCGATAGCGGATTAGAGCTATACATAGACACGAGATTCAATGAGTTTGAAAACAGAGTTACAGAAGGCCCAGTTGTGGCTGTACCGTTCAAGTACGAAACTGGTGTCAAGCCTGGCGACACGCTTTACTTCCATCACCTCGTGGTGCTCAAAGAAGGCCAGCCACTTACTGGAGTCGATAATCACTACATTGTCAAGTACAACCATGACCATGCTGTCAATAATCAAGCTATTGCTTTTAAAGATCAGCATACTGGTGTTGTCGAGCCCCTCAAAGGTTGGAGCCTACTTGAGCCTGTCGGAGAAGAGGAAGTTCAAGAATCGGAAATTATCGAAGTTGTTAAACTCAATGAGACACTCCCAACAAGAGGTAGAGTCGCATTTACGTCTTCTGGGATTGAAGAAGTAGGGCTGAAGGTAGGAGACGTAGTGGGTTTCAAAGAGAACCGCGACTATCGCATCAAGATAGACGGGAAGGAATACTACCGCACTCGTATCGAAGATTTACTTTACAAAGAGCTCTAACATGTTTAGCAAAGAAGACACCTGGCAGCTCCTCGAAGACGAGGAGTGCTTGATCGCTGACGGATTCAATGAGGCCGTGATAGGAATCGTTTATGGGGTTCAGCCTAAAGCCGTTTACAGCGTAAAGAAAATTATTGACATCCTGATTGAAGAGGACATGAGTTACGAGGATGCCATTGAGCATTTTGAGTACAACATAGCTGGCTCATACGTAGGGGAGAAAACACCCGTTTACGTTTATGATATCCAAGAAGATGTCTAAGTTCACTACGATCAGCGCATCCAAAAGGTTGATGGCAAGCATGGAGGTTGCTATCAATAACATGATTGAAGAGGTAAAGAAACCTGTGGACCCAGAAGCTGGTGGGTCCGCAAGGAAAGCAGAATTACAATCCATTAAACAAACAGCTATTGACTGTAAGGAGTTGCTGATAGAGCGTCAGCGTTTAGAACAAATGGTTAAAGAGCTACAAGACAATGGATCAATCGAAAAAGAAAAAGACTACTCAGGTGGATTCGCGGAACGATTCTCAAAATAACCCAACTGGTTTGATATACTGGGAGGACTATGACTTTGATAATCAGGATAATACGGCTGGTTACTTAAAGATAAATATATGCACCCGTAGCTCAGCTGGATAGAGCATCTGCCTTCTAAGCAGACGGCCACAGGTTCGAATCCTGTCGGGTGTACTAATTAAATTAAATGTCCGTACTAGTAGACATAGAAGGTTATGAGACTAAAGGGATTAAGATCGACCCTAACGGTACAGAGGGAGAGCATGTTGAGCTCCATGGGCTATTCGTTGTTCTTCCAAAGAAACCGAAGCGATCTGAAATACTCTTCCATGACAAACCAAAGGAGTTGCAGATGTGGCAACGCATTCCTTTGCCCGAAGAACTGCAAAGGGTTCGCAGTATGGATGAGTGGTTCGAGAAGCCTGCCGAGTTTCGAAACAAGTTTCGTTCTTACGTCGAGAAAGAGTTTCAGCGTAGGCGCGACGGTGTGTGGTTTTACAACAATGGGCTCCCTACGTATATTACAGGGAGACACTATATGTTTCTACAATGGTCTAAAATCGATATCGGATACCCATCATACCTTGCTTTCCAAAGAGAAATCTTTCTTCACATGGCTGCTTGCGAAGTTGATCCCCGTTGTTTCGGTCAGCTTTATACTAAGTGTCGTCGTTCTGGCTACACTAATATATGCTCTGCTGTCCTTGTGGACGAGGCTAGTCAAGTTAAAGAAAAGTTGTTGGGCATTCAGTCAAAGACTGGTAAAGACGCGCAAGAAAATATTTTCATGAAAAAGGTGGTTGCGATATTCCGCAGCTATCCTTTCTTCTTCAAGCCTATACAGGACGGTACCACTAACCCGCGTATGGAGCTGGCCTTCCGTGAGCCATCCAAGCGAATCACGAAAAACAATAAGACATCCTACAGGGGTGATGCACTGAATACAGTCATCAACTGGAAGAACACCACGAACAACGCATACGACGGTGAGAAGCTGCACATGCTGTATCTCGATGAGGCGGGCAAGTGGGAGAAGCCTACCGATATCCGTGAGGCATGGCGTATCGAGCGGACGTGTTTGATCGTTGGTAGAAAGGTGGTTGGAAAAGCTATTGTGGGAAGCACCGTGAACCCCATGAACAAGGGTGGCAACGAGTACAAAGGTTTGTGGTATGACTCTGACCCCAACGAAAGAAATAGTAACGGTAGAACCAGGTCGGGCCTGTACAGAATATTTATTCCAGCGTATGATGCGCTCGAAGGATTTTTTGATCAGTACGGAAACCCAGTCATAGAAGATCCAGAGCAAGAGATAGAGGGGATCGATGGGGACTTTATCACCATCGGCAGCAAGACGTACTTGAAAAACGAGCGTAGGTCATTCAAGGATAACCCCTCAGAACTAAACGAGGTAACGAGGCAGTTCCCGTTTACAGAGGATGAGGCATTTAGAGATAGCATCGAGGGCAGCCTATTTAACATTGGAAAGATATATCAACAGATTGAGCACAACGAGGAGCTATTTCCAGATCCTGTAATCAAGGGAAACTTTACATGGAAAGAAAAAGATAAAGAGGTGGTGTTCTCTCCTACACCTAACGGTAGGTTTAGGGTTTGCTGGATGCCAGACCCCTCCGACAGGAATATCATAAAAATCGACAGGGGTAAAAAGATAGCTCCATTTAGTGAGTATGGGTGCGGCGGCGTTGACTCCTATGATTTGGACGCAACAGTAGACGGCAGGGGATCGAAGGGAGCGCTACACATGTACAACAAGTTCAGCCTGAACCGTCCTCCAAACATGTTTGTGGTTGAGTATGCTTCTCGTCCAGACCTTGCCAGTATCTTTTATGAAGATGTTTTGATGTGCGCTTTTTATTATGGCTACCCACTACTTGTAGAGAACAACAAGTACGGCATTGTAAGATACTTTGAGTCAAGGGGTTACGATGGTTACTTAATGGACAGGCCGAAGCACCTATTAAGTAGTTCTTCACATGTCAATGTTAAAACAAAAGGTATACCGTCTAACTCTCAAGATGTTATTCAGTCACATGCTCAGTCCATAGAAAAGTACATCCATGAACACGTAGGTATAGATCATGAAACTGGAGAGGTTGGGAAGATGTATTTCAACAGAACATTAGAAGACTGGATAGGATTCAAGATAGATAAGAGAACTAAGTTTGACTTAACAATTAGTTCTGGACTTTCTTTGCTTGCCGCCCAAAAGCCTAAAGAGAAAGAAAGATCTAACTTCAAAGAGAAGGTGTTTTTCAGGAGATATAAGGTCTAGCCTGTATTTGTTATATTTGCAAAATACGCCTATAGTGCTATCAACAAATGAATTACACAAACGACAAGCGTAAAAGCTCCTTTCCCGATCCTCTTGCTGATACAGAGACTAAAAAAAGCAACTCTTACGGGTTGCAGTATGCGAAAGCGATTGAGTCTCAGTGGGGAAAGATGACAAGCGCAACCTCGTTGTATGGCAGAAGAAATGTCATTTTCGAAAGAAGCAGAGATTACGCCAACGGCACGCAGGATACAAACATCTACAAAAAGCTTTTAAGATCGTTGTCCCCCAATGACGGAGATGGTAGCCTTCTTAATCTTGATTACACTCCAGTGCCAATCCTCCCTAAGTTCGTTAGGGTGGTTGCAAATAAAATATTGTCTCGAAATCCGTATCCAAATCTTGAGGCTGTTGACCCGCTTTCTTCTTCAGAAAAGAACAACAAAAAAAGAAGGATAGAAATACAGGTAGAAGCAAAAAAGCAACTTCAACAGCTAAAAGAAAATACAGGTATGGTTATCGGAGAGGATCCAGATAAACTTCCTGATAGTCTTGAAGAGGCTGAAATTCTTTTAGGGACAAACGTAAAAACTGATGCTGAGATCGCAGCTCAGATCGGAACTAACATGACCCTTTCTTGGAACTCATTCAATGATAATGTGTTCCGAAGATGTGTAAACGATTTGGTTGCGTTAGGCATGTCTGTTGTAAAACGAAGCAACGACCCAAACGAAGGAATTAAAACAGAGTATGTAGACCCCTCTACTTTTATTCACAGCTACACGGAGGACCCTGGCTTTAATGACATGATGTACGCTGGTCATGTTAAAACTATCTCCATACAGGAGCTAAAAAGGTTAGCTGGACATGAGCTAGAGGAAGAAGTTTTCGAGAGTATCGCTAAAGCTGCGAGAAACAGAGATGGCAATGACCCTAACGCTTACAGCAGAAAGTCATACAACAAAAGAGCCATGCGTCAAGAATACGGCTATGACGAATACATGGTTGACGTTCTCGACTTTGAGTTCATATCTGTTGATTGCATCCACTTCGAAGAAAAAGAAAACAGGTTTGGTAATATCAACTTCTTCATGAAGGGGTTTGATTACGAAGAAAAGCAGGGCAGCGTGTTTGATAGAACTCCACACAAAATGGAGATCTCCACTGTATATAGCGGGTCTTACGTCATGGGCGGTTCTGACATCCTGTTTAATTACGGGATGATGAAAAACATCCCAAAGAATATTCATGATCTTTCAAAATGTAGGCTGTCATATTCTGTTGTGGCAACCAACATCAGAAACATGATGCCCAAGTCCATGGTGGACAGTTGCACTGGCTTTGCTGATATGTTGCAGTTGACACACCTGAAGATTCAGCAAGCCATTGCCAAGGCAAAGCCTGATGGCTTGATCATTGATATCGAGGGGCTAGAAAACGTGCAGCTTGGAAAAGGCGGGGAGCTACAGCCACTGGACTTGCACGACATCTACGAACAGACTGGCGTCTTCTATTACAGGAGCAAGAATCCAGAAGGTGGATTCCAAAACCCACCCGTAAGAGAGATTGGTAACAGCATCCGAAACATCAACGAATTGATTGGTTTATACAACCACTATCTCCGAATGATTCGTGACACAACGGGTATCAACGAGATGATGGATGCATCCACGCCAAA